TCTCTTGTACTGCTCTACGTTTTTGCTCACAACTGTGTGCAATCAAAGTACTTTCTTTACGATAGCCTCTGTCACAGTATCGACATTTAAACTCTTTGTCTTCTGTTTTACGATTCATTATAGCGTCAACTATCACGTTTTGCAAATCATCAGATTGTGTCATCATAATTTGCCTTCATCACCATGTAGTTTCATTATCTCTTTGATATCTTTATCTGTATACATTTCACACAACATATCTATTTCATCTGACTTTGCATTAGGATACAAATCTAATATATATTTTTTACGTTTATTGCTAGTGTTCTTATCTTTCTTTTTATTGCCTAACCATTGATGGAATTGTGTTCCCATTCCCGGAGATACTGTACATAATAACTGCCAAACTAACTTCGGGTGCTTGGCTAATTCAAAGTATTGATTATTAACTCTTTGGTTAGTTGCCATTAGATAATAACTTGCTAGTTCACTATTGCCTTTAACTAAACTAACATATCTATTTAATAAAAAAGGTGCTAGTTGTTTCCGGCCTTCTACATCTAGCCTATCATAAAATCCATAGTCTTTCTTATCTATTGCCGCCAATATTGTGTTTAATGGAATTTTACTCATAGTATTATTGTAACAGTTAATTTAGTTTTGTCAATCATACCTGTTGTCCCCGTTGGTTATGTAAGGTGCTAGTGCTAGACTAAACATTTGACTATCTGATAAGTTCTTAAATTTAATTATTCTATATTCAATAGATGCAACATCTTTTTTAATAGGTCTACTTTCCCTAACTTCTTGGTAATCTATATCTCTGTCTAGTAAATAACTATCAATTGCTTTTTCTGTATTACTCAAATGTTCTTTATAATAACTACTTGGAAACTGTGTAGGTATCTCATAAACTCTGTAATCAGTTCTTTTAATTAACGTAGGTGTTACCATGCTTGACGAATATCTACTATTTCATTCTGTTTATTAATTTCTTTTGCAAAATAAACACACTTAGGTTTATGTCCTGTCTCGATTGGAACTGCTAGTATCTGTCCTTGTTTTAACTTAGGAAAATACCATTTAACGTCTGTATATAAATCAATAATTTCTATTGGCAAATACTCATGCATAAAACTACTTAATGGATTAAAACTAAATGCACTAAACCCTCTATCGTTTAAACTACTTAGGTTAGTCATCTCTAAATCCCCAAAATGTTTTTCTCCGATTAATATTTTCCAATCAACTGGCATACGAATTGTATGTCCACCTATGTTCATAACAACTGCTGGAGAATTAAATGATTCTAAAAATATTAATGGAATATAAAAGTAATCTGGATCCTTAGGATCATTATTGTCTAATACTGCAAATCTTAAATCATCTATTTCATCTGGTAACTCATTCATTTCGAATGCTTCATTTTCTAATGTTAATATTCTCATTTTATTTTTGTGTCCAATCCACAGTCTCATTTAATTTATTTTTTATATATTATATTGGTCTAAGTAACCTTGTAGTATCGTGTAACTCTCATCTGCGTAATGCCTTAGGTCGGGTGTCTGTTTCATATCTTCTTCAAACTCAACAACTCCTCCATTGTCATGCATATATTGGTTACCACAGAAACTGAATAAATCTATTATTCTAGGATTAGATTCAACAAACTTTAATTTCTCTATTGCACGAAATCCTGTTATATGAACTCGATCAAAATTATTTGCTTGGTCCCATATTAAATATTTTATTCCTTGTGTGTCTAGCCAACTACTAAACATAATTAAATCCATAAAACAATAGTCCCAATCTTTGTAGATAGTATCTGATAATTTAACACTTAATTCATGATGTTGTAGTTCTGAATCGATCGTATAAGGGCCTTCTATTTCTACGTCATTATCAATTCTTGCTACTTCGTAACGAGTGCAGGCAGTAATAGGAATAAAAATATATTCAGGGCGATTACCTTGTGCAATATATTCCATTGTAGTTCGAATACTGCGTTTAAAACTTCCGCCCTGCTTTGATAAGTTAACTCCTGGAAAACTCTTCCATTCCCAACCATAACTACATCCGTTTAATAATAACAAATTAATTCCAGTCTATTTTATTTACTGAGAACGGATAGTTCGCTTCGCGATAAAATGCTTTACGTTTAGTGAGGTGACGTTTAGCAAACTTACACGTTGAGGTGACATCCCATATCTGGACGAAGTCTTTGTCCTCTGCACGTCTAATTCCTCTTCCGATACTCTGTATAACCCTAACAAATGACTTGCCAGGTTCAAGTAGCACCAAATTAAAGATACGAGGAATATTAATACCAACGGCGGCAACACCATAAGTCGCAATAATAACTTTATTATCTGTATCAGCCACCTCATCATAATGTTCTTTACGTTCTTGTGCCTTTGTTCCACCGCTAACAAATACGGCACCCGGAATCCTTTTTGCAATCTCAGTTCCTGCATTAATTCTATCCACTAATATTAAAGTATTACCACTAGTACTTATTGAATTAATTTTATTACTTATATAGTCTAATCTTTTTGCGTTCTCTAACAAGTATTTTAATTCACTTTGATAGTTTGCATATTCATTAGTATCAATTAATTGTAATACTTCTACATTACATTGTGCTAATACTCCTCTATCCTGTAGTTCTTTTGCACTAATACTATTAGTAACTGGACCTAAACTACATGTAAGACTTACACTTTCAAACTTCTCTTTGGGTATTGTTCCTGTTAGTCCCCAACGTATAGGAATATGCGACATAACTCCTGTTAATAATGTTTTAAGTGCATCTGCTTTTGCCATGTGTACTTCATCCACCATTACGCAGACAACATCTGCTAGAAACTCTTGTATAGTTGTATCCGCAGTTGAATTACGAGTGTTCTTTAATAATATATTTAAACTCTGCCAAGTGCATATAGTATGTGTACGTCCAAACTCTTTACGATCTCCGAAATAAACTCCTACATCTAATCCCATATTAATATAGTCTGCTTCCGTTTGTGTAACTAAACTTTTATTAGGAACAATTATAATTGATCTACCATACTTTTCTACACTATGCGATAATACTGCTGTAATTAATGTTTTACCTGCTCCTGTTGCAACTTCCTGTAGCGATTGTGGATTACTTAAAAAGTTATTAATTACTTCTACTTGATAATCTCGCAATTTAATTTCAGTACCTGCTTGTGGATGCTTAGGTGGCCATTGATATTCACAATAACTCAGCTCTGTGACTGGTGTTAATGTATAGTCTACACAGTAGTCACGTTGATCATCTAAGGTTACTGAATATCCACGCGAATTTAATACAGGTAATATCTCTGGCAATAAATTAATATACGTTGATCCACCTAATTGAAAGAACGCCATCTTACCATCCCAGCGTCCTAGTCTAACTGCAGGCATATAACGAGCACCCGGAATATCATATTTAAATAGATTAGTTAACTTACGACGTGTGTCTAGGTCTAAGCCTTCTATTTTAACATTAACTTCATCTCGAATGTGTAGTACTGCTGGCTTCATCCGAACTGCTCCATCATTATGTTTACACTTATTAATATTATACTTACACTTACTATGTAAAGCAAGATATAATCACTAATCTTCATTTGGCTCTCCATTTGTTTTTGTTTTATATGAACCGTCTCTTTTAAAATATAATGCATTAAATAAACTATATTCTAGACTCCTAATGTATCCATATTTAGGTGCAGATAGTTTATACCAGTACAAAAAGTCTCGAATCATTTGCGTTTATTAACTGTAGGAGGAATACCATAATAATTACGCAGTCCTTCGTATGTGTCGTTAACAAAGTCTATGTGTTTATCTAACTTGGCTAGTAATACAGATTGTTGTAGTGCTATATTATCTATTTTACTTAATAACTCTGTGTATTCATTATTATTCATTGGGAAGTATACCCTTTAACTGTGTTTTTAATTTATTGTTAGTACTATTATTGCATACATTACGAAATTTATCAATAATTAAATCACTATTTAAACGTTTAATTTGTAACGGTATAGTTAGTTTAGTCATTATATCGATATTATTACGTAAACGTTGCTGTATAGCAGTAGACTTAGAAATGGCCCTAAAATTTTCTAACCGGTCGATGTTCGAGTCGAGATTCTTTTGAACACGTAGGAAAGGGTCTAAAACGTACTGATTTGTGGTGTCTATTACGTCGGAAAACGTATCTAAACCTAAACGTTGCATACAGTCGTATATACCGTAATTAGGTGATATAACTATAGTGCCACTAAGCACGGCATACTGTAGTTTCTCTGTTATGCACGTACCGTACTCCCAAAATCCTGGCTCGTTAACTATACTAAACACGCATTGTTTAACATGTGGGTGTAATAGTGTGAAATACCTTTGTGCGTCACATTCATAAACCGATTTCATAGTGTCGTTTGCTAGTAATGGCTCCGGGTCTAGTATTACAGCTGTCGGAAGTACGGGTAATATAGGGTCCTGAAAGTGATGCATATCGTAGTCTGAGGCATCGTTAACGGGGTCAAAGTTCTGTGTGTAGTAGTATGGAAACGTTACAGCAGCGGTTTCAAGGTTTTTTAACCATTGTGACGTTAGTATCCTTGCTATACGGCCCTTATTTGCTAGGACACTCACTGCCTTAGTTTTGCTGCTGTGAAACTCTGGAACATAAGTTATGTCATAGTCACCGTGTCCATGTAGATATGTACAGTAGAACAATGCATTGTTGTTGTGCCCTTGCATATCAGCATAGTGATCATATATCCATAACTGTGTTTTTGGATCAATCATATCGTGCCACATGTTAATGCCTTGATAACGTTGGATCTTTTCTTGTATTGTTCCCTGAAGATTGTAGTCTATATCGTACTGTCTGATATGGTCTTCTACATACACTACTGGTTCACTGTTAATTTTTGCAGGCGGTTCTGTTATATAGTCGAAACTCATTGGTTCGAGGTGTGTATAATTCATAATATTATTTACCCATAGTAATGGACAGTGTACTAGTTAAAGCACACTGTCCTAGTAAACTAACTGTATCTCGAGGGGAGAGGAGAGAGAGTGACACAGTTAGGAACAGTTATGATCTTCGCATACAAGTTGATTCAGCAAGAACCTTCCAGTTAGTGCTTATCTTCTTAAGATCGGATACCTTAAGTACCATACGAAGACTAATCTCACGAAACTTAGTTTTGTGTTCTTCCATAAAGTCTAGTACTTCTGTCTCTTCTTCTTTACTAAACTTATAACCTTGGAACAATTTACCTGTACGAGCAATCTGTTTAATACGTAACATCTTATCCCTCATTGTATCTAATGTTAAATCTAAATAATGACAACGTGACTGTAATGCTTCTAGGTGATCCTGTAGTCTTTTTGACTTAACGTTCTCAAACTTTATGTTAGTAATAAAACATGCTGAGCCTTTAAATTCAAATTGATCTGGGATACCTTCTTGTCTTAGTTTATGCGAATCTGCGTTCCAGAATATCATACGTTTCTTGCCTGAATCAAGTGCAGCCTTAAGTATATTAAGTGCAAGGTCATCCAACAGTACACTATCACAATCGTCGAACACTAGTACCGAACCTGGTGCAGAGAATGCATACAGTTTAGCATACAGTCCTAGTGCAGTCATTGCACCTTTAACAACCTCAAACTTACGACCCACACCAGAGATGTCTTCGAACATACTCTGTTGCTCAAGTGTTTCTGTTACGCCATAACTCTTACCAACGCCTGGAGGACCTGTAACAATCATAGCACGTATGTCGCCTGACTTAAGGTTGCCGGTCATCTCATTAAGTATGTCGAACCTAGACTCTATCTCGTCCATACGTTTTTCATCCGCAGCGTTAGTGTATACTTGACCTTTATCTGCTAGAGTATCCACTGTGCTGATTGCACGTAACTGAGTATCATAACTATCCTGCTCTACAAACACTGCATTACTAGTGTCACTAAGACTAACACGAATCTTAGCAAACTTCTCGCCCAAAACTTTTGAACCGTCTACAGTAATAAACGAACCGTTCTTACTGTTGACAATGTTCTTAATTACAGGAAATACTTTATTCTTTATTGGATTGTTTCTATAACTACCATTCTTTATTAATATATAACTCATTGTTCTCTCCAAAACAAAATTAACTAACTAACTTCCTGAGATCATTCTCAGGCTACCATCGTCTTGCATTATTAAGTCTTCTATATAGATGTGGTGATCACCCAATAGTTTCGCCTGCTGGTAAGCCTCTTCACATGCGGCCCACATACCAGCAATAGTATTATCTCGAGCAACACCAGTAACAGTACCCCAGGTTGTTTTACCATCCATCTCGATGTTAATAATAAAACGATAACTAATTATTCTAGGAACATCAGTATAGATCTTATCTGTTAATATAAAAGTACCAACATCCATACTCCAAACAGTTTCGTAACCTAATTCTTCTTTACAATTTGCAAAGTAATCCATTGAATCTAAGTACTGCTGATCTGCTAATTCTTGTTGTTTATTAAACTGCATCTAACTCTCCTATTAACTAACTATAATTTATAATAGCACGGTTCTCGGGTTTGTCAACCATTAATTGTGAAAATTATATCCAGGGATTGCAACAGGACTTGTAGTTGCTAATAGTGTAACCATTGTTAGTCTACTAGTAAGAGCCTTCATTACTGACATGCTAGGATTATCACGTTTGCTTTCGTCCGCAATGTGTGCAGGTAAAGTTCT